TATCTGCTTTTAAATTTTTCTTTACACCAAACATAGCACGGTTAGCATTTATGTATGCATCAACAACTTCTCTAGGTTCAACCGGCCCACCTTTTAGTGCAACTCTAGTAAATAATGATCTTGAATCCCTTATACCTTGTTGAAAGCCAGCAACTTTAAAGTTCATTGTTCTTTCTGGATTTACATTAACAGCTCTAAAACCAAACAGTCCACCAAACTCATCACCAAATTCAAAGTCTTGTCCATACTCATCAAATTTACTTTTAGTAAACACACGATTTTCTTTTAATGATCTATCTAATCTTTTTAATTGATCAAAAGAAAAAGGCATTTGCGCTCTAACTAAGTGAGCCATAATTTTACTATTACGATCTCCTGCTGTATCTTGGTCACTATAGACTTGGAAACCTTCTCTTGTTCTACCGCCTCTTGCAATAATATCTAACGCAGCTTCAGTCCAAATAGATTCAGATATAAATGGCTGACCAAATTCAGACATGGCTGTGAATAAACCTTTTGCAAAGTCATCCATCATACCATCCTGATCTGTTCTACCGTCTTGAACAGCGTTAACTACAGTTTGTAAAGGTCTTATTAATGTGTCGTATGCATTAGCATGACTAAAATCTATATATTTAAAGCTACCGTCTTTTTGTTTAATAGGTAACAGTGTAGAGTTTTTTGACCACTGAGCTGCAAACCTTCTAATTGCTTCTCTTTCCTCATCTGTAACATCATACAAAGCCTGGAATGCTGCTGTTGTAGCTACTGGTATAGCTGCAACTGTAGTGGTAAAACCAAATAATCTAGTATATCCAATACCTTCCATAGGTTTTACAACTGTACCATCAGCTAACGTTACTGATTCATTTATTTCTCTTAATGCTCTTCTTACAATATTTGTACCTGTTCTAGCTATTTCTGCTGGGAAAGATACGAAGTTACCAATAGGTAATTTTCTTAAACCCTGTACGAAATCAGATACATAATCATAGTTAGGTATATTGTTTCTTACAATGTCAGCAGCTTCTTGTTTAAAAAAATTTTCATCTAATCTGACATCAACACCATTACGTTTAAAAGATTGTCCTCTAACTAAACCAACTTTTTCATATGCTTTTTCTAATCTAGATTTTTCTATAGCCCAAGAATATATTTTCCAAAAGTCATCTTCAGCTGTGTATAAATCTTGTGACACAGATTTTAATTTTGATAAAGGTTTTAATAGTAATCTCATACCTTTATCAGACGTCATAGTTTCACCAAAGTTTACATCTTGTAATAGTCTAGATAGATCCCCTAATCTTACGTTAGAGTTTACAACTCCTAATTCTAATAATTCTTGGTATAATTCATTCTGTTGTCTTGTACCTTTTAATGGTGTTTGTAATGCTTGGTATGCTTGTTTGATTGCACCTAAGTCTGCTGCTGGTAAAATACCATTTGCTGCAGCAAAAGCTCCAGCACTTACAAAATTACGTAAGTGTGTTACTGGTGATAAAATTGTTTTAGCAATTTGTGATGTAGCTTTAGGATACAATACTAGACTTTCGTAAATTCTTCCGAGTATACCTGAGCTTTGTGTTGTTAAAGAAGTTTTTTCCATAGCATCAGCTATTCCTGATCTTGCAAAAAAAGGTTTTGCAATATCGCCAAAAGGATTACTTGAACCCGCTTGTATATTTACGTTTAAAGTTTGTGCAGGATCTATAGGTTGTATTCTTCTATAGTCATCACCAAAAAATGCTCTAGCTTCTGCTTCTGATCTAGCAAACATCGGTTGTGATACAGTTTGTTTGTCCGCTGCGTTTCTCCATGCTTCGGCTACTTCATCATTTTTTTTAATTAAATCATCATAAAATAAATTACGTCTTGTAATTAAAGATAATTTAGCCATACCACCTATCATTGTTTGCATAGGATTTTTTTGTTTACCAAACAAATCATTTAATACTTTTCTATCTGCTGCAGAACCTAAATCCGCAATAGATATTCTTCCAACACCACCACGTTTAACCGCATCATCTAATGTTGTTCTGTTTACAAAAAAATCTGGTATATTAAATAATGCATCAGAAGGTTTGTCCATTCTTAAACCTTTAGGTAAGCCAGAAGTTTTAAGAACATTGTTTACAATTTGCTCTGCTTCTAAATCTGTAAGATCTTTACCTGCTTCTTTTGCACTAGATTTAAATAATGTTTTAGCATTTTCTATAGCTTCAGCTGCAGGTTTATATTTTAACCACGGTAAAATACTTTTGTCTTGAAAAATATCATATGTAGCACCAAGGTATCCTTTAAATTTTTTACTGAATGCATCTTTAAATTTTACTAAATCTTCTGGATCTAAAGCGCCACCTAATTTAGTAAACAAGTTTGCCCATTTACTTCTCATAACAGACAGTCCACCAAGAATAGATTTTTCTAATTCTTGAGCAGCTTCTGCGTTCGGTGCAAATTCTTTAATTTTGTCCCTTACTTTTTGTACCATAGCAGCATCCATATCTCCAAATTGTGCAATCATTCTATTGCTATCTATTACTTGTGTGTATTTATTTAGATCTGTTTCTTTCATTCTTTGTATAATTAACTCTTCAGCTTCGGGTGACGTTGCAGAAAATAATTTCTTACCTTCTGCATTTAAAACTCGTTTTTCTCCTTCACGAGTTAATGTAGGATTACCAGACACCAATGCATCATTTACTTCACTTAAAAACTTAGTTCTATCCGATGCAGATTGTTTATTAAATACAGTACGTATTGGAGGAAATAATTTATCTATATCTACATCAAGTTCTCTAGATAAATTTCTTGCAACGTTTGCATCAGCAGCTTGTGCCCCAATACTTCCTCTCTGTATATCAAAAAATTCTTGTGTTGTACCACTACGTGATCTAAATTTTGATGCAACTTTATCAATCCATCTATCTAATTCTGAGTTAGCTGTGTCTAATCCCTTGTTCCTGTTTGTTATTTTTTTAATAACTGTACCTGCACCACTCAAAACACCTGTAAACAATGCACCCTCTGTACCAAATTTAATTCTATTTAATATTTCTCTTGTTGCATTTGGATCAGTGTCGCTTCTATCTATTGCTGTGGGGCCGCCAAGAAGATCCCCAAACGTACCAATTTTTTCTGCATCACCTACAAATACACCTTCTCCAATACCACCACCTATTGCACCAGCAATAAATTGTCTACCTTTACCTTTAGCTGTAAGTTCCAATGCTTCATCCGCTGCACCAATTAAATCTTTATTAGATAACTTAACATATTTTTTATTTTTACCTGCAAGCATTGCAGTCTTTGCCATACCGCTAGCAGATTTAAATGCTAGACCACCAGGTATACCTATGTTTACTAATGCTTCTGTAATTTTACCAGCAGCTGTTGCTTCTGCTTTTTCATCAAATTCTGTAAGGTCATCGAACCATTGTTCTACAGCAGCAGCTTTACCACTGTTAACACCTAGATCCATAAGACTTGCACCTAAAGAAAAAAATCCTTTTGGTATTGCAATTAAACCAGATGCTACACCTGATAGCATAGATTCTATTGTCCCTACTTTATTATTATCTTGTGCTGTATTTACGTATGCTGAATAGTCAAAGTTAGATGCCATATGCTACCTACCTATTTGATATCAAAAACTTTACCATCTTGAATTGTTATTAAATTTTTTCCTACAGTATAGTTTCCATCAGGTACCTCTTTACCTTCAATTATTGTATTTGTATAAGAAACAACAATTTCTTGTTCATCCATGTCACCACTCTCTTTTGCCTTTTTAATAACTTTATCCATATCTGTTTTTGTAATTAAGTTACCTCTAAAATCATCAACAGTTAATCCGGCTGCTTGATCAAATATAGATTGTCCAGAAGCTCCTGATTTAGTAGCTATAGCTACGTTTTCTGAAAAATCTCCACCCTCTATGTCTTTTAAACCTTTTTTAATTTGAACTTCTCTAAGTCTATTAAGAATTTCGTTAGACGGATCTGATGCTTTTATATCTTTTTCAATTTCTGCTTTAAGTATAAGAGAGTCAATAGCATCTTTAGTTTTAGCTGGTTTATCAAAAGCTTTACTAGTTGATTGAATAATTTTATTAATTAATTTACCAGACCTAAGGTCACCTTTAAAATCACCAGATTGATTAACAGCTTGACTAGCTGCAATTAATGAATCGTATGCAGCACCTTTGTTCATGCTTTTTATATCCATGATGTCTCTATATTTTTGTATCTGTTGAGAACGTTTTTCTTTGTCAGTTAATTGTACAACAGGTGATCCATCTGGATTTGTACTTGTACTTGTTGTTTTTGCTAATTCTTTTGTTGTTTTTCCTAAGTTAGGGTCTTTGTCAATATTTTTTTCTGGTAATTTATTTTTACCAAACTCAGTTCCTAAAAGATAATTTGTTCCACCTTGAACAGCAGATTTCCCAACGTCAAAAACACCACCCGCTATGTCAGGTAAATTTTTAACCTGTCCTGCAACTCCAAAAGCAGTAAATGGATTTTCTCTTATTGCTCTACCTATTATTTCAGGACTTCTTAAAGATTCTTTAATACTTAAAGGTGCAGGTTTATATTGAAAAGAAGCACCTTTACTCATTGTAGGAGTCTCTACATTTCTAAATCTACTACTTGGTAATAAATTTTTTAATCTTTCCATTTTAGTAAGACCTTTACCAAAAACACTTGTGCCTGTACCTGGTGAAGTTGCAAGTCCTCTACCAAAAGCTTTTGCTCCTGCTGCAATTGCTCTAGGCGCTAACGCTCTTAATGCTGCCATTCCACCATAATAAACAAGAGGAACAACATGTTTTTCTCTGCCATCACTAGCTCTAAATTCTTTTGGGTGTTGACCTACTAATAGCATTTTACCACCATTCTTTTTAGGCTCTCTAATACCGTTCATAACACCCTCTTTGATAGGGCCGCCGTATCTAAACATTGGTCTATTTAAAGTTCTCATAATAATTCCTAAGGTTTAAATATTTTACCGTACAATCCACCTAGACCCATAGCTGTACCTAATGCTGTTTGGAAAGGACTTGATTGTTGTGGTTCTGAATATTGTGGTGCTGCGTATCCACCAGCTAAACCAGTTAATGCGCTACCATATTGTGATAATCTTCCGTAAGGTTCATACGCTCCAGTCTGCGCTGCTTGTTGATCAGCAGATAACAATGCTTGTTGTTGACCTTGATTAACTGCACCTAAAGATCCTAGTGCATTAATATCTTGACCCATACCCATTCTACCAAAGTCAGATAAACCAAACTGTTGGTTCATTTGATTTCCGTATGCACCAGCTAGTCCTTGTTGTTCTCTTGCAATAGCGCCTTGATTTAAAAAATTTTGTTGTGCTAGTTGATTTGCTTGACCAAATCCTTGTTGTAACATTTGTGCTTGTAGTGCTGATCTATCTGCTAGTGAGTCTGCATTGTATTGACCCATCATAGCACCTTCTCTACCACCACCAAAATTTCCAGAACCAACTGCGGCATCTCTAATTTGTTGTTGTCCTGCTAATCTTGATTTATCAAACTCAGATAATGTTGCATCAATAACTTGTGATTGATATGGAGACATAAAAGGTTGGTAAGCTTGTGGTCCTGTTAAAGCACTTAAACCACCAACGGTTTGTGCTGATTGTCCCAGAGCCCCGGCTCCTGCTGTCTGTGCAGTTTGTGCTGCTTGTAAGTATGGTGAATAAGAACCAACACCTTGTGTAGCAAGTGCTGCTGCTTGTGTTTGCATAGGATCTTGTCCCGCAACAAATTGTCTACCAGTAAATTTACTTGTATCAATAGGTGCCGAATAAGTGGCCGTTGCCTGTGTTGCGTAATCTTTTACTGCTGGTTCTATAAAATCTTGTATTGCCATTATATCATCCTTGATTGTAATGCTTGTTGTTGTTCATACATTGCTTGCGCTCCGTCTGGTTCTTCTATAATTTCTTCAGACATCATTTCTTCTCCACCACCTAAACCTTGTGAATCTTCTGAAACTTGTCCGCCTTGCTCTAAGTTATCCATTAAGTTTTGCATAACCTCAGATCCTCTGTCTATATCTCCACCGCCTGCATTTCTTACAGCGTCTGCAGTAAATACAAATTCGTTTCTAGATAATCTTGCAGGTACATCATCAGCTCTTTCTTCGCCACCCATTGCTACAAAACCACCTTCATCTCTATAATCTTTTTCATTGCCACCCATGTCAATCATTTCTGATGCTTCGTCAGTTGCCATGATTCCACCTTCAGCTTTACCAACTCTTACACCACCTGATGTGTAATCAAATTTATTATATCCTGCTGGTGTTGTGTATCCTGGTACACTTGTTAGTCCACCGTCAGCTTGTTTTGTCATTGAATTTATAATGGTTGTAATAGTTTCAGCATCTTGTCCACTAATTTGTATCATAGTATCCATGTCCATGCCTTTACTATTCATATCTATTACCATAGCATCAGTTGTTTCATCTACAACAAAAGGCTGTACTGACTCACCGTCTACATAACCCATTCTACCACCATTAGCTGCCATAGTAGGTTGTTCCATACCTTGAGACTGTTGTTGCATTACTGCTTTAACAAATTGTTCAAAAGATAAATCACCACCTTGGTTTTTATATTTTACAAATTCTGCCATTAACATTTGTTCTGCTTGTGCATTTCCTGCACCACCACCCATATTTAAAAATGTAGCTCTTGGCATTATTCTTTGACCTGCAGTCATTCTTACTACTTCATCTTCGTCATCAGTGTTTCCACCCATTGCATATCCAATTCTTCCGCCGTCAGCAGCTGATTGTTGTGCATAAAAATTTTGATCAACGTATTCTTTTTTAGGCATGAAACTTAAATTTTTACCACCAGTACCCATATAAAAATCTCTTGCACTTTGTTTAATTGCATCAACATCTATTTGGTCTTCAGCTTCTTCTACTACTTCTTCTGGTTTACCTGCTAAAAAAGGTGCAGCTAAAGCTGTAGCACCTAAACCTGTAAATATTTTTTGACCTGTGGACATTTTACCAAACATGCTTGGAAAAAAACCTTTTTCTAGTCCTTGTAGTTTCATTTGTGCCGTTGTAGGATTAGCAAACAAACGTGGTAATAATCCACCAAGACCACCGCTTTTACCAAAGATACTATTAGCTGGTCCAAACATTGATCCAGCACCTCTACCAATTAAACCACCAAAATTAGTTCCCGGTATACCAAAACCTATAGCTCCCGCTATCGCTGCTTTACCTAATGGACTTTTAGCAACTTTCTTAACGCCCCGTACCGCTTTTTTAACGATACTACCTAGTCCGTACATTTGTCTTGGTTGTTGCATTCTTGAAATTGCCATAATTTTATCCTAGTTTATTCGTTTTACTTTGTTTCTGCGAACAAATCAAGTGTTGGCATAACGACTTTTACGTCCTGTGCCATGTCCTCGTTCTTAAAACCCTTGGCTTCCCAGTCTTTTCTTTCCTTAAAAACCTCTCCAGTTACCTTGTGTCTATATGTTGTAATTACTTCCTCTGGAACTATTGTTGGTATGTCTTTATTCATTAGTCTGTTTTCTCCTTTTTAATGTTTAGGTAGCTAATAGCCACATCAAACGAGTCTGTTGTGCTTGCTTGAACTGTAAAAGTTTTACCACCTTCTACTATTAGCGGTTGGGTTAATAATTCTGTAGTAACATTAGCTGTAAGTGCAGCTGATTTAATAGCTGTAATACTATTGTTTGTAATAGTCACTGTTGGTGTTCCAGCTGATGTAACTAATATTGATTTAATAACTATCGTTTCATTAATTAAAGGATTACCAGTTCCTAAAGGAACTAAAGCACTACCACTTGTACTATTATCTACACCTTTAAATTTATACTGATTTACTGTTGCCATTATTCTAAAAAGAAAGCTCTCGCTTCTATCTCCTGTTTTAACTGTTCTTGAAATGTAGTGTTTAGTTTATTAATAACTCCATCAAGATCTCTTACTAAAGACTGAAAAGTTTTTTCATCGTATTCTTCACTTGCTCTAGTTAATGATTGTACAATTTTTGCCATTATGAATAATTGCTAAAGCTTCCTGCATCATTTACAGAATCTCCAAAAGCACCTCCACCTAAACCTTGTGATCCTTGACCATCAAAATCATTTGAATTAGTCGGTGTTATGGTTGTAGGCATATCAACCTCAACATCCCCTTCATTTAATTTATTTCCAAATTTATCTACTCCTCTTGAACCAAAAAGACCACCAGTCATACCCCTAGCTCCTCTAAAAGCTTGAACACCTTTTCCAATTATCATTCCTATAGGGTTAGTTATAAACCCTAAAGCAGTTGCAAGATCACCTAAACCAAATTTACCAGTTCTTGTGTTAGTTGAATCATCATCGTCATCACCATTACCGCCACCATTACCCACATCTTGATAAGGTGGTATGTATGTACCACTACTAGGGACTTGACTCATAATACCAGTTTGTCCGACATTACTTGGTTTAGTTGTTGTAGTATTACCTAAACCTAATCTGTATTGTTCTTGTGGTAAAAATTGAAAATCTTCGTATAGCTTTTGGTCTGCTTCATTATAAAAACCTGGACCTCCTGTGTTAAAAGAAGCTCTACCGCCTTTATTAAGACCAACTCTGTTTCCAAAAAAATATGAACTATTCATTATCCTCTTCTCCCGTCTGGTTGTATATCTAATCTAAATGTACCTAGTTTCCAATTTTGTGAACTAGCTATATTAGATATTCTTAATGCAATAGCTCTAGCTCTAACTCTTGTGTCTTGTTTCGTTTGAGTTCTAGCTATGTCAAAATTTTTAACAACAGAAGTATTGTTTGGGTAATCTGTCATTATTAATGAAACTCTTGTGTTACCTGTCTGTTCTAAAAAATCTGGTATAATACGATTAATTTTTGCAATGTATTCTCCATCACCTCTTATGTCTGGCATCCCTACCGCTTGACCTGACGCAGCTCTTTTTTGAGTAATATCGAAATCACCAGAAGTAATTACTCCTTTTATAGGGGTAATAACTCCACCAGCATTAATTTGATCAGTACCTGTTTCATGTTCGTAGTATACTGTACTACCATCAGTATTACCCTGTACGTCATAAGAACTATTGTTGTCAGGGTCATAATAATTTGCATGAGGCTTATTAAATACAGCAGAGTCTGACCAAGAAGCTCTAGGAATACCTACTTTTACAGAAGCACCTGAAGAATTAGTTTCTGTAGTTATATTGCTTACGCTCCATACAGGTCTTTTATTTGTAGATTCCAAATAATTATATGTGACTGCACTGTCAATTTGATTTACTCCATTACTACAATAGAACCAATTAACTTCTGTAAACAAATTATTTAATCCGCAGTTAATTAAATCTCTAGAGGTAGTATTAATATCATCGTAAACATAATCTTCTACTAAACAAGGCATAGATTTTAATTGACCATCATATGTAAAGAAACCATTTTCTGACATCCAATATGCAGAACCATCAACTTCTACGCAAGCATTCTTACCTATCAATCCGCAGTTAGTTCCAGCTTGTTCAAAAGAGAATGTAAAAGGTGCACCAACAAAACGCATTAAAAATATAGCAGTATCTGTCCAAACATAAATTGCATCTCTACCTTTGATAGCTCCCATTATTTTTGATCCGGCAGCTAACCTTTGTGTACCAGCAGTATTTTCTGCAGTCACTGTGTATGAATCTGTTTGATCAATACTTTCTTGAGAAGAGAATCTTATAAACATATCATCTTGTGTTGCTGAATCACCAACAGTTGTTTCTGTTCCAAAAAATACTAAGTGTCTATCTGGTGTAGAAACTAATACATGTCTAGATGCAGTAGGAGCATTTGGTATAATTGTAGCTCTAATGTTAGTTGCATTTGTTGGTTGAGCATCCCACTCAAAACAAGCACCGTTATAAATAAGTGCAATTAATTTTGTACCATAATTATCAAGGACCCATAAGCCAGGATCAATAGTTACATCGTCTGTAGATGATTCGCCCCATGCAACAAAAGCTGAAATATTACTTACCGTAACTCCTCCACTATGTGTAGCTTTAGTCGTGCCGTTAACACCTCTAGCTCCGCCACTCAATGTCCCTGTTGCCTGATCATTGTTTGTATAACTAATATCCTCTGTACCAATTCTAATTTCTCCGGAAGCAGGAAATGCAGTCGAGCTGGCTACAACAATGTTAGTTGTAGTTGTGTCTGTTAAAGCTGTTGATAAAGTAGTCGTTGCGATACCTGAAGCAGTTCCGCCAAAATTTGCTGTACCCCAACCAAACCCGCCTAATTGTTGTGCAGGACCCACAGCATAAAAAGGTTGTCCTGTAGCATCACCTGTAAGACTTAATGGAGTGCCTGATTCATTAGAAGGCATTGTAACTGTAATTGTTGTAGACGTTGGCACAGAAGCTGCCATAAATTTTTTATCTTCAAAAGAAGCATCAGAAAAAGTAGAACTCGATCCAGAAACTCCTGTAACTCCAGTAAACAATACAATATCGTCAGCCTCCATACCATGAGGACTTGGGAATGTAACTGTAACTGTCGGTGTTCCAGAATCCGATGAAAACACAACACCAGTAATCGTTGCTCTTATTGGAGTAATGTCATAGAATTGACCACCAGAGTAAGCATACAACATTCTATTTGTACCTATGGCTGCGTATTTAATACCGGCATTGTTGTCCCAATGATGTAGAGCTCGTGCAGCACCAGTTAAACTATCTTCACCTAACTGATCCCAACCACCTATTTTTTCTGGACTACCATATCTAAAACGAACATTATTACCGTCAAACCATTGACCTTCGGCCCCGGTTTCGGTAACTTGTTTGTTGAATCCTGGAGCAAAACCTAATTTTTGTAGCATATTATTCCTAGTTTAAAAAGACACTTTACTGCAATATTTGTAAAAATCAATACTATATAGGCACAAAAGAAGTTGTGTTTATTTGATAGTTTGGCTCGTTTATGACATCAAAACCTAAAGTTATTCTGTAACCAGAATAAGGTTTCTCCACGACCACCTTATGTTTTACATTACACGGCCCAATATAAATATTACCTGGTTTATTTTTAACTTCAAAACCATTTTCAAATATTGTTTTAGTATCTTTTGGATCAATAGAAATGTATCCATGAAATAACCATTTATGATCATGCCAATCTAATACTTGTTTGTCAGAATGATAATTTAACCAACATTGAATCCATAATGGTTCATCTTTTTTATGGTAATTTTTAATTATGTTTACTAATTCTTTAAACAACTTATGGAAATAAACATCACCGGCTGTTACTGTAAATACGTTATACAAATTATAATTCCATGTTGTGTCCTTATTATTGATTAAATAAGTTATTCTTTCATAAGTTTTATTACATTTGTCGACAAACAAAGAATGATTGTTTTGTATTAATTTAGATTCAAATACTTTTTGCATCATTGAAATTTTGGACCGGCAATCCAAGCGGTTAATGTTTTCCTATTTCCTTTAGTAACAGGTGTAACTTTATGCAAGAGGTAAGATGGAAATATTATTAAATTGCCTGGTTTTTTTATCTCAGGAACTATAAATTCTTCGCCTATATTTATGTAAAAATCTCCGCCTTCATATTCTTCTGTAGATAAATTAAGTATTGCAGTCAATTTAATATCAGAAGCCGGGTTAAAAAATGTAGCATCAATGTGATAATTGTACTTTCCTTTGTTTTCATAAGAGTATGTATTGTGATTCATTATATGTTTTTCGTAATATATATTATATCCAAAGTTTCTTTTATTACCGTCGACAACTGCATCTAACATTCTGTCTAATAGTTTTATTTTAACAGAATCAATTAGTTTTACTTGTGCTGTTTTAACAACATTGTCAGCAGGCACATCCTTTGCATCTTTAGAAATACTGGTATCTATTTGACCATCAATTTTATTTACTTCTTCTTTGGAATATAATTCTTCAAATTTCCAATAGTAGTATCTTTCTTCACTCACTTAAAATCCTCAGGATTTTTTCCTTTGAACCAAGCGGGTAAACCTAAATGCACTCTTCTATCAAATTTTTCAGCTTTAGCATTTGGCTCACTTTTATTATTGTAGTGTAAAAATACTTGTCCAGTATTATTACCTTCAAAAGGTTCTCTCCAATGTTCTAGTTCACAACCAGAATATATTAACATATCTCCTGGTTCTAGTTCTACTTTAACACCAGGATTATTTGACGGTACATAGTCTTGAACTTGATGAACACCTGTTTTTTCACCTTGAACATAGCCTTCTTCTGAATTAGGGTTTATACATATTGGCCAAGGGTCACCTCCTAAATTCATAGTTGTTGAAACAGAACACGCTTGTCTGTCTTTATGTCTTTTTAATATATCTCCATTTTTATATATTCTGCAATAAGAATAAGTAGGAAGTAAAACAAGACCTGTTTCTTTTTCCATTAAAGATCTTAAATCTTCTAATAAAGTTTCCATTACTATATCTGAATAGTGCGAATATGTTTCAGGAATTTGAGGATCATTCCATACTCCAAAATATTCTGTGTAAGGGGACAGAAATTTAAAGTCAAACATTGTTCTAGCTGTTTTTCTTTTTAACAAAAGATAATCATATAAAAATCTAGCCATGTCTTTTGATATAGCATTTCTTTTTATAGTATATTTTTTATCTTTAAAACTCATAACATTAAATCCACAGCAACTGATATACGTTCTTCGGGTAAATGAATTGGAACAGAATGCTCTAACCTACCATCAAAAATAGCTAAAGAATTTTCAGGAGCTTTAGTGACCTCTACTTTAATTTTTCCTTTTTTAAATATAGTCCCAATCTGACTTTTATTTTTTAAATAATATACTAATGACCTAACAACAAAAGGAGGATGTGAATGCCACGCTATATTATCACCGTTTGTAACATTTGCCCAGCAGTGATAAATTTTAAAATTCTCTATATAAGAATTAATTTTTTTTAAAAATGTTTTCATTTCTGGATACTCGTGTAAATTACTTTCAGTTTGCAAACCAGGATGAGTATTACTAAATTGTTTAAGTTTAGTTTTTATAAAATTAATCATATCAATTCTTTCTTTTTCAGTAAGTATATTATCATAAGTTTTCATATTTTAAACAAATGGTTTTCCTAAATTCCAAGCTACTAAACTATATCTCGTGCCTTTTGTTACAGGCTTAACTCTATGCCAAACAAAAGATGGAAAAACTACAATAGAACCTTTCTTTTTAACTTGTTCACAAACAACGGGTTTTGTTTTTGTTTTATCTTTAAAATCAAATTCAAGTTCTCCGCCTTCGTACTCCGTGGCATCATTTAAACATAAAGTCATTGATAGTTTTCTAATTAACCCTTTTCTCCATGGCGGTTCTTTGTAAGGTGTTTTCCAAGAATCACAATGCCAACCGTAGTGTTGGTCTAATCCATATTTAGTAAATTGACAACTTTCTGTATTTGATAATTCAAAATTCCAACCTGCGTTTTGATTTGCTACAGTAATGTATGGGTAAATTTCTTTAAATATCCAAGGTTCTGATAAAAAAGAAACTTGAGAATTACGGTGTCTTTTTAATTTGTTTTCGTCTTTTTCTGTTAGTTTTTTTATGTCGTTAAAATCTCCTGTAATAGCAAGTTTAGAATCTTTGCTTGTGCCGTATTTTATTATTTCATCACACACTCGAGAAGGTATTACAGAATCAAACCACCAATAGTAATTTTTTAAAATCATTTTTTACTAAAATTATATGATAAAATTATTCTTTTGCAATTTTTTGTTTTAGGTAAAACTGAATGCATTATGTTACTTCTCCATATAATTAATCTTCCTGTTTTAGGTTTATAGTATATTTCTCTGTGTGTGAAATCATTCGTTTCTCCTTTTTGTTTTGCTGTGTTATTTAAAGGATTCATCATATCGTCAACAGGATGGTGAAAAGTTAAATTAACATCATCTTCATATCCTTCTAAAAAAAACAAAATCGAAAAAACAAAACCAGGATGATTGTGTATTGGTTGATAGGTACCTAGTTTATAATCTATTAGCCACGACTCCGTGCATTCATATTTATCTTTGTAAAGATGTCCTTCAACATACTTATTTAACTCACTTATTATCCAATCAGTTAGTCTACTAAACTTAGGATTCAAATGTATGTTTTTATCACATCTACCATTTGCTTCATATTTATAATCTGATATTATTTTTTTATAAGATTCTTGTATTTCATTAATAAAAGGACAATCAGTAAATCCAATAACTGTAGGAAAACATAAATTTATTTTCATTCTTCAAACTTTCTTATTGAAATTATAGGAAACCATTCTTTATCTATACTGTAAAAGAAAAAAATTTGTGTTAATCTTTCGGTGTTTGTTGGATGTAAATCTGCACCATGATATATTTTAGCATCATATATTACAGCTCTGTTATACAAACCCTCAACTTCTACCGTTTTTTTAAAATGTAAATTATTTTGATTTCTTGCTTTTTCAAATTCTTTTTCTGTAAAATTATTTTGATTATGTATTTTAGAACTAACAAACTTTTCTTTACCAAAAATTTTAGATTTATAAAAATTAGTCCCAGAAATATTATTTTTATCTAAATATATAATTGCAGCCATTAAACATTTATCTGTATGTATCCATCCCTCATTAGATATATTTTTTATTCCAGGTGTTTTTTGAAAACAAGTATTACAAACATGATGTGTTTCATCTTTATAAAAAGCACGTAGTATTTTTTGACTAGACCATTCAAAATAACCTTTATCAATTTCATGTAAAGGTTTACTTCTTGAACCATACCAATGATCTCCTTTTTGCCTTGGATAGTATTGTAAAGAATTTGCAAACGTTGTAATTCTATCTGGTTCATCAAAAAAATTATCTATGATAGTTATTGGAAAGTGCATATAAAAATTATTCTTTCTTCATTCGGTTTACAAAATTCTTGAGCATGATAATTTATTCCATCAAAAAAAGCAACTTTATTTTTTTTAGGAACTATCGTGTGTTTAAGGGTATGTTCTTTTTGAATTTTATACCAATTACTTTCATAGTCTATTTGAGGTTGTTTTTTTTCTTTAAATGTTTCATTAAATATTAATGTGTTTCCAGACGCATTATTTAAATATAGTATCATTACTTTATGAGGGAAATCATGGTCTACGTGTAAATCAGCATGTTTAGCTGAATTATAAAAACTCATGTTAATATTCATTCTTAAAATTTTATTTACTTTAATATTAGATCTTTCACATAACCTATCAAAAATTTTTTTAAAATAATCATAGTGTGGAGAATTTTTACCAATATTTGGATCTAGTAAAGCATGAGAATTATAAGGAAAATTATTTAAAGTAGATGGTCTATAAAACCAAGGGAAATTATAATCTTTTACTATTTTTTCTATATTTTCTATATCACCTTGTGGTAATATATCTAATTTTTCAAGGATCACTTATCCCAGTTTACCGGTAAGAACGTATAAATAATGTGCTTGTTGATTCCAGATCCCGCCTTGATTAGCTGCAGGTTCAGTAGATTCTTTAATTAAAACTTTTCCAGATCCACCAGCTCCGCCTGGATAATTTGTTGGGCCACCATGACCCCAGCCGCCTCCGCCGCCTCCAGTATTTGCTTGTCCATTTCTTCCTGGAACGTTAGTTCCAGATGAACCTCCTCCACCAGATCCTCCAGATGCAGGTGGGTTGAAAAATGCTCCTGCAGCTCCTCCGCCACCAAATGTTCCACCACCTTCTGGAGATGGAATTACAGGTGTCATATCTCTACCAGCTCCACCAGCTCTTCCGCCAGGTCCGGGTTGTCCAGATCCGCCAGCTCCTCCGCCACCTGCAGCTTTTGCTGGGTTGGCAGACATTGGCCATTGTTGTGTTCCGCCAGGGTTACCTTCAGATGGACTATATCCTCCTGCATTACCGGCTCCTCCAGTAGATTGATTTCCACCAGATCCAGATCCTCCTGGTCTACCAGTTTCGTTATTGCCTGGGGGTCCGCCACCACCACCACTACATATGAATACTGGACTAGGAGAAGGTCCTATAAAAGTATTTCCGCCGTCACTTCCTGGAGTACCATTTCCGCCTGCACCACC